AGTATTTGCGAAGCTCAGCCACGGGGATTGCAAGCGTCTTGGTGTCAGGGTCATACCGCATAACCAGTTTGCCCTTGGGCGTCAGAGCCGGTCTCTCAGGCATTCCACCTTTGGGAGTGTATGCTGCAACCATTGCGTTATTGACGTTCTCGTTGATGAATGCACCCAGAGTTTCCTGAGCCACAGTCATTGGGTTGCCCACGCTAGACAAGTTAGATGCAATCGACTCCCGTACAACTCCCAACGCGTACTGATAGATACGTGTAATGTCGATGTTAATTAGCCCGAGCTTGGTTGCAATCAACGCACCTACAAAGGCACATGTCAGCAAGCAAGAATAGAAACGATCAGTTTGGTCTAGGTTCAACGCCTTGTCCACCTGAGCCTGCATATCAGCAAGGTTTTCACCGTTCTTGGTTTAAGTTTGATGCTATCGGCGACTATGCTTGGCCGGCGTTTGCTAATCTTGGTGAACAACAAGTTTTTATTCGTGAGTTATACGCTGCTGCTGCTGATCTCGATTTAGAATTTGGGTATCAGTCCAGGTACGCTGAGTACAAGTCTATACCTTCTCGCGTCGCTGGTGAATTTCGCGATACTTTGCAGTTTTGGCATATGGGATTTGATTTTGGTACTGAACCCGCATTAAATAATGCTTTTATCAAGGCCGATCCAGACAAATATTCACGTATTTTTGCTGTCGATGAGTCTAATGCCAATCAGATTTATGCTCGTATCGTTAACAAAATTGTAGCCTCTCGTTGTCTGCCTCGTTATGGTATTCCTTCGTTTGGTTCGGTTTCTGGAGGACAATAGTTTTAACTGGGTGACGTCTTTTGGCGTCACCCTAATTTCTTCTTTGATTTATGGCTTGTGATAATCTACTCTATCTTCGTTCCGGCATTCCTGTGCCTTGTGGCAAATGCCCACCCTGCAAAATCCGTCACGTTAACGAATGGGTGTTTCGTGTTATGTGGGAGGAGGAGCATAACTCTATCTCCTCCCATTTTATCACTCTTACCTACGATACTCTTCATGTTCCAATCTCTGCCAATGGGTTTCTTACATTACGCAAAAAAGACCTTCAAAACTTCTTTAAGCGACTCCGAAAAAATACCGGTATTCAAGGAATTAAGTATTATGCATGTGGCGAATATGGTACTAAAACCTCTCGTCCTCACTATCACGCCATTATTTTTAACTGTCCTGATCCTGCTGCTTACGCCGACGCTTGGTCTCTCGATGGCACTCAACTTGGCGGTGTGGATGTTGGAAACGTTTCAGCAGATAGTATTGCGTATTGTCTTAAATATATTGATAAGGATTCTTTCCGCGCTAAGCGTTACCGCCACCAGCGGGATGACCGCGAAAGAGAATTCCCTTTAATGTCTCAAGGTCTTGGCAAGTCATATGTTGAAAATAAGTCAATTGTCGGCTATCATAAGGCCGATCTTTCCCGGAACTTTGTCACTAATAAGGCTGGTTATCGTGTTTCCATGCCCCGTTATTACCGTCAAAAAATCTACTCTCAAGGCGAACTTGAGGCTCAACGAGACATAATAAATGTCGCAATCGAGCAAAACGCAAAAAAAGATCAATTTTTCTTTGAACCTTCAAAAGAATTCCCGCATCTTTCCGACCTCAAACAAATGGAAAAGGATGCGCGTGTTCAGAAATTTACTTTTGGGCAAAAACGTCGCAACACGCTTTAACTAATCATAGGATTTGAAATTACTTTTTTGAGTAGTACCCGCCGTTTTGCACGGTGTTAAGTCCTGCACAATCTGGCGGGTGCTATGCAAAAAAGTAAACGCTCTAAGCGCCTTACTAATCATTCATTCACTTAAATCTTTCCAATTATGGAAAATCGTAAAAAGGTTATCACCGCGCACAATTTCGTGCGCAAGGGCTATTCTTCTGAAAAGCCCTCTCCTACTCTGACCGTTCCTGGTCAGGTTCTTCCTATTCGTACTATTATGGACCGCTTTCGCCGCGGTCAATCTGTTCAATCGTTTACTCCTGTCTACAATCCCGATCTACCTCCGGGCTTTGAGTCTATGGATAAGATTGAACGTATCGAGGCGGCACGCGCTCAAAAGGCTTCTGTCGAGCGTATGCGTAGAGCGTTAAGCGAAAAGCAAAAGCGAGACTCTATGCCTACTGCGCCTGTGCCTGCCTCTGAACCTCCGGTTCTTCCTCCGCAATAATCTACTTGATGTATTATTGCTAACTGACACTACCGTGTCTGTTCTCCTTCTCTTTTTCACTTTAATTTTTTCCAAAAATGTCTACTCTCACTTCTTCTAATGGTTCTACTGCGAATCAACATGAACCTCATCCCGGCGGTTCTCGCCGTCTTGCTGCCCTTGTCGATGACTATGTTCTTACTATGCAGCACGCCTTACGCCAAGATCTCGAATATCAACTCAAACAACGTGCTTTAGACGAGGCTGGCGTTCTTCCCCCTCTCGAACCCCATGAAATGTTCGATTTTCTTTCAGATACTGACTCTGAATTCTTTAATTGGTGTTTTCCTTTCTGCGCAATCGTTCTTACTCGCGCTAATATGGGTTATCTCCATCACAATATTCTTCAACAATTCCGGGCTACTTTATTGCCTGCTAAAACTGACCAATAATGCCTGTCCCTCTTCTTGCTGCTGGTATCGCTGGTGCTGCTACTCTTGGTGGTGCTGGTATTAATGCTTGGTCTACTGGACGTATGAACAGAAAGTCCATGCAGTTCTCCCGCGAAATGTATAACCGGCAATATACTGACAACCTCAACCTGTGGAACATGCAGAATGAGTACAATAGTCCTGAGGCTCAAATGCAGCGTTTTACTGACGCCGGTCTTAACCCGGCACTTATCTACGGTCAACAAAATACTGCTGGCCCGATGACTTCACCGGACATACAAAAACCTGAATTCAACGCTCCTCAGTATGGAGATATGCTTTCTGGTGGTGTGCTTACTACTATCGATCAACTGTACAATTTGGAAATGAAACAGGCTCAAACCGATAATTTGAAACTTCAGGCCGATGTAATTAGGCAGGAGGCTATATTGAAGTCTGCCAATACCCTTGATGTTGATGCTTCTTGGCGACGTAAAGTGTTCGATCTTGGTGTCGAGTCTGAACTCCGCCAAACTTCTGTCGATGCTCGTAAAGAGGGTCTTCGTCAACTCAAAGTAAATACCGATGTTAACCTTCGTCGTGATCTTCGTGAACAAATACAACAATCCTCTAATCTTCGTGAGGCTACAGAACGTATAGCAAATCTTGCTGAACAGCGTAATTCTATGAAACTTCAGCAGGCTAATACTGTGGAGGAGAAAAAACGCATTATTGCCGACACGCGCCGTATACGTCAACAAATCTCACTTATGGCGAAAGAGGGAGTGGTCAAACAATTAGACGCACAACTTGCTCAGGAAGGAATACGTCCCGGCGATCCTATTTGGTATCGTGCTATTACTCAGGGCTTTAATTCTGTGTGGAACTTTCTTTTTGATGAATAAATCAACTTTTAACCTTTCAATTTTTTAACTATGGCTTATCGTTCTCGTTCTCGTGGTCGCCGCTCTGGCGGTCGTTCCAAATCCCTTCGCTCTTATCTCGTTCAACGCGGCGGCATCCGCCTTTAACCTTTTTTTCTGACTATGACTAACCAATTATTCAATACGGTGGCTATGCCCCGTATTCCGTCCAATCAATTCGATCTCGGACATGAAGTAAAAATGTCCTTTGACATAGGTCGTCTTGTTCCTTCTTGTGTAATTGATTGTATTCCCGGTGATAAGTTTCGCATTCAGCCCGAAACTATGCTTCGTTTTGCTCCGCTTGTTTCCCCTGTTATGCATCGCGTGGATGTTTACACTCACTTCTTTTTTGTTCCATACCGTATTCTTTGGTCCGGCTTTGAGGATTTTATTGCTAATCCAGACGCCGACATTGTTGCTCCGTTTGTTCCTATTGCTGTCTCTGAGTCTTTTGATATTGGTACTGTCGCCGATTATCTTGGCCTTCCCGCAAACGAGGTTATTACAGACGCTTCTGGTGTTGATATCAGTCCTTTTTATTTTGCTGCTTATAGGAAAATTTACGATGAGTATTACCGTGACCAAAATTTGGAAACTGCTGATACTTTTGTTCCTCTTGTTGCTGGTGATAATTCTGCTTCCTATGGTATTGGGTCAAGTGTAGATAATGCATCTCCTTTATTAAGAGCCATTGAACACGATTATTTTTCATCTTGTCTTCCTTTTGCACAAAAGGGTGATCCTGTAATGTTGCCTCTTACTTTTCAGGCTGGGATTCCTGTTACTGTGGCGCCAGCCGATGGCACTCCGGGTCTTATTCGTGATGCTGATAATGGTACATTGATTTCTGGCACTCCTCTTTATTCTGAGGCTACTACTGGTGTACTTCAAACTGGTGCTGATACTGGTGGTTCTCTTTATGACCCGAATGGTACTTTGATTGTTGACATCCAGTCTGACGCCGTTACGCTTGACACTCTTCGTACTGCCATAGTCCTTCAGGAATTTTTGGAACGTGATGCTCGCGGCGGCACTCGGTATATTGAGAAAATCCAAGCACAATTTGGTGTTCGTTCTTCCGATGCCCGCTTACAACGTCCCGAATATATTGGTGGCTCTCGTCAAGTTATGGCCATATCTGAAGTCCTTTCCACCGCTCAATCTTCGAATGATCCTGCTACCGCTACTCAGTTTGTTGGCCAAATGGCCGGTCATGGTATTAGTGTTGGTGGCGGCAATTCCTTTAA